TTGACCACAATCATAATACAGGGGAAGTTCGCAGTCTGCTGTGCGGGCGTTGTAATCTGGCCGCCGGAAACCTGTTGGACAGTTCCAAGCAGGCTGAATTAATGGCCGCTTATCTGAAGAAGTGGAATTGTTAGCATGTCGGATGCAGTCAAGCAAGCCCAAATGTCCGAGCAGATGGCGGCCAACGCTTCAAAGGGCGCACTAATCGAGAAGGTCGTATTCGCGGCTGTTCCGATCCTCTTCTCCTGCGTTGTGTACCTGATGACGTCCCTATCATCGGCCAACAACGAGATCACCATTCTCAAGTCCCGCATTGCGGTGGTTGTGACGCAAGACAACCGGGCCATCCCGCCGCAGGGCACGACCATCGACATGGCCCTGATCCGCGAGCAACTGTCACAACGGATTGAACAGGTGGAGCGGGATAACGCTATTGGCCGCGCCAACATGACGCTGGACCGGGAGCGGAGCATAGCTGCGATTGACCGCTCCCGCCTTGAGAAGACTGCGGATTTCACCAATGGCATGGCCGCCCTCCGCGCCGACCTAATGCGGCTGACCAGCGAACTTGACCGGCGCCTGGCCCTCTTGGAGACCCGCAATGGAACCGCTGCTCAATCTCGTTAGGACGGTAGCCCCGTCCATTGCGACTGCCGTGGGTGGACCGCTGGCGGGGATGGCGACCCGTGCCATTTCTGAGGCGCTGCTTGGCAAGCCGGATGGTACTGAGGCCGAGCTTGTTGAGGCGGCAGCCACGGCGACACCCGAACAGATGCTGGCCCTGAAGAAAGCCGAGCAGGACTTTGTGGTGCGGATGCGGGAACTGGACGTCGATCTGGAACGCATCTCTAACGAGGACCGCAACAGCGCACGCGACCGGGAGATCAAGACTAAAGACTGGACTCCGCGCCTATTGGCTGGTAGTATTACGCTAGGTTATTTTGGCGTGCTGTTCTTTATGTTGCTGCATGGCCTGCCTACGACGGGCGGCTCTGAGGCTATGCTGGTTATGCTGGGTACGCTTGGCACTGCATGGGGCGGCGTGGTTGCCTATTACTTCGGTAGTTCTGCTGGGTCCAAGGAAAAGACTGACGCTATGAATAGGATGACTCACAAGTGAAAGAGAACTACGCCAAGTGGCTGGCCCTGATTCTGAAGCATGAGGGCGGCTACGTCGATCATCCGGAAGATCCGGGCGGCGCCACCATGAAGGGCATCACGCTCGCTACCTTCTCGGCTTTCAAGGGTAAGCCCATGAGCAAGGACGAGTTGCGGGCCATCTCCGATGCCGACGTCAATACCATCTACAAGGATCAGTACTGGGACGCGCTGAACTGCGACGACCTGAAGTCGGGCGTGGACCTGCTGGCCTTCGACATGGCCGTGAACAAGGGTGTTCGCCGGGCAGTCAGGCTGATGCAGCGGGCCGCAGGCGCTACTGAGGATGGGGTGCTTGGCCCTAAGACCATGGCCGCGATCAATGCCATGGACGCTGACGACCTGATTGCCAAGGTGTCCGAGGGTCGGCGTGACTTCTACAAGAGTCTGAAGACGTTTGCAACTTTCGGGCGCGGCTGGCTGCGGCGTGTCGATGAGACTGAGAAGGAGGCTCTCCATGCCGCTTAAGAAGGGCACCTCCCAGAAGGTAATCTCGGAGAACATTAGCCGCGAAGTTAAGAGTGGCCGCCCCCAGAAACAAGCAATCGCCATCGCCCTAAGCGCGGCTGGCAAGTCCAAGAAGGAATCCAAGAAGTGAAGCGCAAAGTCAAGTTCCAAGAAGGGGGTGCGGTCGAAGAACCTGCCCGTCGCCCCACTAGGGAGTCGCCCCGGAACCGCCGCCTCCGCGAGACTATGGAGAAGTTCGGGCGCGAAGGGGGTCGTCTCCGTGCAGCAGAACGGGCACGCGAACGGCAACTAGCTGAACGTGACGCTACCCGTCAAAGCCAAGCTGACCGGCGAGACATTGCCCGCTTCAATGATCGCGTGGACCGCGCCATGCCAGTGACGCCAGAGGAAGCGCGACGTCTCGGTGCCGAGCCTGCTCGACCGCGTCCGACTATGGCACAAGCGTCACAGCAAGTGATGAGGCCGCCGTCTCCAAGCGCGACGTCCACAGCAGGGCGGGTTGCTGGCGGTTTGGCTGGTGCCGCTATTTCGGGGGCGGCCCTTGTGCCGGGGATGGTGGACTATGGCCGCGAGGTTGCAGCGCGCAGGGGTGCCGAGGCTGATGCCCAACGCGAGGCAAATCTTCGGGCTCTCCGCAATCGGGAAGTAAACACGCCTGCTGATGGTCCCGCCGCAGGTTCTATGCAGAGTGCCCCTGCCGCCCCGGCTCGCCCTGCTCCGCGCCCGGCTGCTCGTCCTGCGCCAGCCCCGGCTCCGCGCCCCCGTTTCCGGGAGATGACGGCCGACGAACTGAATGAGATGGAGCTTCGTCGTATTCGGGCCGAGCGCCAGATGGAAGAAGACGATGCCCGCGAACGCCTGCGCCGCCGAGAGGAAATGATGGGCGGCTCCGGTAATATCGGGGCGGCGTCTGCGAGGGCGCGTGGTGAACAGGTCGGCCCGCCCGGCGACTACAATATGAAGAAGGGCGGTATCGTTAAGAAGAAGGCTGGTGGCATGATTGCTGCGAAGCCGAAGAAGATGATGAAGGGCGGCGTTGTTGCCAAGCCCAAGGTTGCTGCCAAATCCAAAACCAAGCCGATGCCCTTTAAGAAGGGCGGCGTTATTAAGAAGGGACGGAAGTAACATGCCTGGTATGATGAAGAAGGGCGCCATGTATCAGGCTGGCGGCCCCGTTAAGAGTCCCGAGCGTAAGCGCCGAGTTGTGGAAGGCGGCCCGAAGGGTACGCCGGTTATGACGCAGGAGCAGCGCCGCCAGGCTCGCAGCATGATGACCCCGGAGGAACGTCGTGAGGCTGATGCCCCGCTGACGGCCCGTGAACTGGAGGGCATGTCGAGCCGCTTCAAGAAGGGCGGCATGGTCAAGAAGAAGGCCGGTGGTATGATCGGCAAGCCCAAGGCGAAGGGGAAGTAATATGATGCGTTCGAACATGGGCAAGCAGGTTACGCAAGGCCCGATGAAGAAGAAGGCTGGCGGCAAGGTTGCTGCTGGTAAGCCGGTCAAGATGCAGAAGGGCGGCAAGGTGCCGTGCGCGCAGTGCCCGAACCCGGCGGCGTGCCGTAAGGCTGGTCGCTGCCTGATGGCTGGCTAATGGCCAAGAAGCCCGAAAGTCGGGTGAACGAAGCGGGCGTCTACACGAAGCCCGGCATGCGTAAGTCTTTGTTCGAACGCATTAAAGCGGGGGACAAGGGCGGCAGGCCGGGCCAGTGGAGCGCCCGCAAAGCTCAGATGCTCGCCTCAGAATATAAGGCGAAGGGCGGCAAGTACCGTGACTAAGTCTTGCCTCCACTGCAAGCAAGAGAAAGAACTGACTGAGTACTATCAGTTCTATGACAAGTGGGCGGGGCGTAAGTTTTATAGCTCGCGTTGCCGCCCATGCCATTTGCTATATAAGCACACTAATCCAAACACCAAGCGTAATCGCAAAGCCGAGAAGCTGAAGTTGCGCTACGGATTAGAGCATAGCCAGTGGGAAGAAATTCGTAAAGAGCAGAATTATTCCTGCATGATTTGCGGTATTGAAGAGACGGCACTGGGTAGGAAGCTGGACGTGGATCATTGTCACGATACCGGAGTAGTGCGCGGCGTTCTCTGTAACCCTTGCAACACGGTTCTGGGTCATGCTCGCGACAAGATTGAAGTCTTAGAAGCAGCCGCCGAATATCTCAAGCGGAATGCGAAGGGCTATAAGTCGTGAAGGCCCCGCAGAAGTCGCTGGTCGATTGGACCAAGCAGAAGTGGCGCACCAAGTCGGGCAAGCCTAGTACGCAAGGGCCGCAGGCTACGGGCGAACGGTACTTGCCCGAGGCGGCTATCAAGGCTATGCCTGCCTCCACTTATGCGGCGAGTAGCGCGGCGAAGCGGAAGGCGACGAAGGCTGGCAAGCAGTTTTCTAAGCAGCCTGCCAGCGCCGCCAAGATCGCAAAGAAGTTCCGTTAGAACGGATACTCCTGCGGGGCCTGATAGTTGTTGACGGTCTGCTCCCAGATGAGGGCGCCCGCACCCTCGCCGTGGAACGTCACGGTAATGCGGTTCTCCACAAGCCACTTGTTCCACTGACCAAGGTCCTGCATGGCCGCGACAAGTTCGCCGGTTGTCAGGAAGGAACGCTGATCGGCGCCCAGGTTCACGCGCATCAGTTGCTGCTTGATGGTATCCTTGTCGGTGTCTTCCGGGTAGAAGAAGTCGTAGCCGTAGAAGTGGAAGCGGCGGAAGCCCATCACGAAAGCCAGCATCGGAATGCGGGTTGCCGAGCAAGTGCCTCCCGCCACAACCATGCCCGTATCGAAGGACGGCGGCTTGGCAGACTGAGTCGCTTGGGTGTGGGCGTGCCAGCCAAAGAGTTGGGCGCCCTTCTCTTCGAGGACTTGGCGCACCGAGGGATGCGTCATGGTAGCGAACAGGAATTTGTCTTCCGGGTCGGCTGCCGCAAAGAGTTCCGTGCGGATGACGCCGTGCGTGGACTTGCCATCGACCGGGCGCG